ATCTGCCACAGGAAAATACTTATTGCTACGTGGTGTGAATGTAGAATAGATTACTTGTGTATTTTCTGGATACTGTACTCGGTGGCTCACCTTATAGAAATCACATAATAATGTAGATGGATAAATAAATTTTGTCATATAACAACACTCTCCTTTTATATTATCGTCCTCGTACAATGTCCATAGCATCATAGACAATTACTTGGTTTTGGTATTTTTTGTTTTCCCAGTTTGTATGCTCTGTTACTAATGAATTTGTTGTAAATACTTTGTCTACATGGTCAAGCAATTTCATCTTTGTAGACGGATTTTCTTTGAAGATATTATTCTCAGCATGTGTTACCACTAAGTAGACCTCTTCAATTCCTTTTTCTCGTAAAGCTTTTGCAGTATGTATGAATGTACCACCATAACTTGATAAGTCATCGACAATGATTGCTTTCTTACCATTCTTGTCAAAGTCACCAATCAATTGTAATCCTTCAATCTTTCCAGTGTTAAAGTCTCGCTTCTTGAATCCAATGATTGTATGGAAACCTTTTAGGTGTGTGTATCGTTTGCTTGCACCTTCATCTGGAAATACTATGTAATCATGAAATCTATCAAACTCAACATCCATTAAAGCTTTTTCTAAGATAATACCACTTAAATATCGTGGCTTCACATCGTCAATCAATGCATTTGTTACATTTGAATGTGGTTCAAAAACTGCTACTGCACTGAATCCTAATCCATTAATGAAGTCTGTCACATACTTTAATGTGAATGGTGAGCCATTTTCGCTTCTGTCCATTCGGCTATAAGGCATGTAGTAGACAATTAACTGTTTTGCATGGTCTGTCATACTGTCTAAATACTTCTTAACAAACATAAGTTTAATTAAGTCTCCATCATTTTCATACTTAAACTCTACTCGGATTGGATAGAAATTAATATCCTTAAAACTATCTGTTACCATCAATGTTTCGCCATTCGGAAACTGCTTAAATTCAACTTCTCTTCCATCAACCTTTATCATATTACCAACTCCCTTTCGTTTATATTACTATTATATCATTATTTTTTAGGGTTGTCAATGCTTTTTAAAATCTTTTTTTCTAAATTAGTAGAATCTAAATGCATTATACTTCTATCACGTTTAACTGCATATTTGAGACAGTCATAAGTTCCACCTGTTGTTCCGTCCCAAACACCAATAACGTAACTGGAATTATCTACCATCCACCTGTTTCTCGCATTCATACACCATGCTGTATATGGTTCTTCTGATACATAATGCACATAGTCCGCTTGCTCAACTACTTTATGCCATGTTTCTATATCTTGGTCTTTCCATTTCTTCCATTGTTCATCACATGGAATAGCACAAACTAGTTTAATATGAGGATATTTCTTTTTGAGTGCCAAAATAATTTGTGCAGACCAAATATCAATTCCTAAAGCCATTCCAGAAATAAAAGTATTTATTCCTCTTCTATTAATATACATCTCAATTATCGACCTTAACTTTAATAGAAGAAGTCTGTTTCCTTCGGTTTTATAATTATATCCATATAATTTGTCGGGGCGATGCCCTGTAAAACAAAGAGTTTTCTCAAAAACAATGTTCATACTTTCACCTTCCTTTTTTGGATATTATTCACCTTTGCGTGGCACATCAAATTCATGATACTATGTAGTCACAGAAGGACAACAACCTTCTGAATAAAACTAAGAGGTGATTGTTTATGAAAACAAACAAACTATTAGTGCCTAACGCAGAACAAGTAATTGAATTAATGAAGCTTGAGATTGCAGAAGAAATGGGTATAACTCTTGGTGCTGATACTACTGCTAGAGATAACGGTAAAGTTGGTGGCGAAATGACTAGACGTTTAATACAAATCGCCAAAGAACATTTAGCAAATCAATCTCAATATGTAGGTCAAGTTGAAAACGAACAACCACAAGATACAATTCATTAAAACAGAAGAGGGCGAAATGCCCTCTTTTTTAGTCATCATCGCCCTCGTACTCATCATCATCGTAATCACGATATCTATTATCATCGTCATCTTTGATTATGATTTGATTGTCACCTTTATATTGATAACCATCATCATAACGGTCATCGTCATCATCGTCACAAGCTACCAAGAATGCAGAAGCCATAATACCAACTAATAATAATTTTAAGTATTTTTTCATATTAATTGTCCTCCGTAAATTCAAATTGGTTTACTTGGAAACTGTCCATATCTCCTTCATCATCTAAATTCATTGCATCCATTGCTAAATCACGTGCTTTCATATACTCAGCTAATGCGTTACCATCTTGATTGATTACTTTCTCTTGAAGTTTTAACATTCCTTCAATGCCTTTTACAAAGTCTTGTTCACGTTTAGTGTTTGCAGTTGTTTGTAAAAGTTGGAAGTTTGCTACATCATCTCGGTCAGAGTTCTCTAACTCCATTGTATCTTCATCAATTTCAACAAAGATAGAGGATGCTCGGTTATGGAATTTCTCATCAACACCATTTGGAATCTCTGCACAAGCCACCATAGTCACCATTACTCCTGCCAACATAATACCTAATAAACCTTTTTTTGTGTTTTTCATATTATCAGTCTCCCTTTTCAATGTTTTCTTGTTCTGATTCTTTAATCTTTTGACGAAGTGTTCTTGGTAATTCTCTACCAAATTCTTTTACTCGTTTATCTCGATTCATCATCCAGTTTTGCAGTTCCATATTCTCAAGCCAATCTGCAAGACTAGGCAGGAAGCCCATGTCTTCAATAACATGTTGCTCCCCTACATATCTTATGTAAACCTTCTTACCATCAGAGTTGACAAATGATTCTCCAAATACTCGTTCTGCTTCATAGATACCTGCTGTATGATGTTTTAATGCTCTATGTCTCATATCTCCTAAGTGCGCTTTGCTGTCATCAAACCAATTATGTATTGCGATATAATCTTCTTCTTTGCCACCAAAAAACTTAACACTGCTTCTGGCATGAATATGTGGATGACTCATGTTATCACTCTCCTTAGACTAGTTCGATTTCAGTAATGTCTTGGTCATACAAGTCTCTGCTAAACTCACACATAATTTCACGTAACTCTTCCATTAAGTTTGCTTCCCAGAATGTTCCATCTTTACGCCATGATTCTTTCTGGAAAGTAACTTCCTCTAAATCTACTTTTTCTACACCTTCTTTAAATGAAACACCTACATAATCTACGTACCAAACACTGCCACCTTCATCGTCTGATTCTGGGTAGAAATCCCAATTCAATGATTCTACTCCTTCAATTCCTACTTCATTAAATAAGTCTCTCACACTTTCACGTAAACTAGTTGTTACAATTTCTGTAATTGTTTTATTTAATTCATCTCTCAACTGCTTTCTACGCTCCTGTAAGTTTAAAGATAAGTCTAAAGTCGGTTTAAAATTTGTCATAATATCAATCTCCCTTTTATTTGGTTTGTCTTGCTTATGTATCTATTATATCATTATTTTTACTGCTTGGCAATGATTTTTTTTACAATTTGTGCAATATTTCTTCCAACAGCTTTTCTTACTTGGTTTTCATCATAATCAGCAGGTAACATATCAGATTCTTCTTTCATGATGTCGTCAAAGATACGTGTACCCATGTTGCGTAAGATGACTCCCATATCCTCGATTTGGAATGGTGCTTCATCAATGATACCTTCATCTGCTAATTTATATAACATCTTTTCTACACGTGCTTCTGTCATTGTAGCATTTACAAACAATTGTTCTTGTGTTGCTTCAACCTTTGGGTCTTTAGCAGGTTTTTGGCTCTGTACTTCTCGGAATTTATCTGTAACAAGCTTAACAAACTTTTGATTACCATGTCTATCAACGAAACCTACATTCTTAACTACGATACCTTCACCTGTTTCAATGTCTCCTAAACGTCCACCAAGCTTTGTTTGACCAACGAATGACATTAAGTGGTCAAAGTCTTTGTATTCTCCTTCATATAATACAGGGATAAGATTTAAACCTAACATGCGGTGTGCATCTTTTACTCTATTAAAGTCTAAGTATAATCCTGTGTTTGTATCATATAAATCATATAAGAAGAATTGTTTTTGGTATTCTGGATACTTGACCTTGTGAGGATTCAAGTATTCTCCGAAATAAATAATATTCGGTAACAATAAATCTGGGTCTAATGTTTGAGTCCACTGCCAGAATCCACCCAAATTCATTTGCTCATCTAATTTGTTATTACGTGAGAAGGCTAAAATCTCGCCATTCTCACCTTTACGGAATGATGCATTTGCTCCATCAAGTTTTTCTTGAATTACAATCCAATCGCCCTCAGTTAATACGCCAATAGTTGTTTTGTGACCTAATCGAGTAATATCTTGATATTTTTTCTGTTCCATATTATCATTCCCCTTTTATGTTAATATATTGTTTTACTGTTCTTTCCACTCTTCTGCATAACTAAATTCACCGTTCTTAACCCAACCAATCATATCTTCTGCAACACTAGAATCTAGAAGCAGATTGTCTTGAGTGTCTTTCAATTCAAACGTAAAGCCTTTTGCAAGTCTATAAATCTTAATACCACTATCAATAGACTTAATTTCATCTGCTCGGTCTTGAGTGCCAACCACGATAGCAAGGTTTTTCTCCCTTGCATATCGGATTAGTCGGTATACCTCAGCATCTTTGACTTCTTCAACTTGACCTTTACTAAATAATTTCTTAAAGAAATTTAACATTTAGTTCACATCCTCAATAGATTGTTTTAACCAATAGATAGAGTTTCTAGTTGTGATTTTCATAGAGTCCTCGAATAAGAATAACTCTTCGACAGTAGATGTTTGTAATGCTTCACGTGAATTGTCTACGTTGAGTAATATCGCACTACGACCCACTACTGCAACATACATTAAATATCGTTTACTCATTCGTTCCTTTACTGCTCCACTTTCAACAGCTACCTCGTTCTTATCAGTTACACTTGTAATTTTCCATACGATTTTCTTCATACAATCATCTCCTATTCATCTTTTTCGCTATATCGGATATCTTCAATACCTTTGTCATATCTAATACCTTTAAATGTTGGGAAGCGCATAGATGGTTGACCTGTCTTTTCATCTTTCGTTTCCTCAAAATATCTAACTTCAATAATCTTTCCGACAATAGCATCTGGATTGTCAATGTATTCTCTTCGTTCTGCAACTTTAAATCCAGACCCAACGCCTACAAGATTACCTCTAAACTCAACATTTACTCGACCCATAAGACCTACAAATTCACCGTCAATTGCTTTTTCGACACTGACAACTAGTAAGTCACCACTATCAAACTCTTTATATTTCAATAGGTTTGCAGTACGAGTTGCTGTATATAATCCATTTGCAGTGTTAATCATTACTCCCTCATGTTCATTTTCAATTGCCCATGAAGCAAAATGAGTAATCATTTCTTTGTTAGTTCCCTCATATAATACTGGTAAGATGTGAATATTCTTTTGACCAATAACATGTTGTTGAAGGATATCTAATTGTGCTCTACGCTTTTGATATGTAAGTTTAGATTTTCCTTCTGAAAACTCTGCAATCGGTAACATATCAAATATATGGAAGTCTAAATCTTTCTTCTCACCTTTTTTGCGTGTTGCTTTCTGTGTTGCTGAAAACAATTCACTGGAAGGTGTATCTGCCTTGCTTGCTAAAAGTTCTCCATCATAAACATATCCAGATGGTAGTTTTAAGAATTGTTCTTCTAGTTCTGTCATATCTAAAACTGGTTTACCTTTACGAGTGAAGAATTTGACACCATCACCTTCACGTACAGCAAGACAACGGTTACCATCAAGTTTAAGAGTGATGAAGAATTTGCCTGTTACTTTGTGTGCATGTTCTTCAAACTCATGTGCAAGCATTACATCGAATACAGGGATTGTACCTTTACCAAACACCTTATTAACTGTCTTGGCAGAGATTCCCAGTTTTAAATCTTTGGTAATCATCTTTTTGACAAACTCTTGCAATTCTGGTGTTTCCTGTTTGTTGGCAAACTCTTGAATCATATGTACAGTAAAATCCTTACCACTGTTATTTTCTTTTACATAATCTAACATGTGGTTGAAATCTTGGATAGGCTGATAATCAAAGTCACCCTTCAAGACAATTTTCTTATTCATTTTCTTAGTAGAAATACCTGTTGTGACGAATGAGTTTAATAGAAAGTCAAGGGCATTAAGAATATCCTTATCGCCCTTATACTTCTTTAACTCTTGCTCCTTTGCAGTGCTACCACTTGTGCCTTGAATCTTAGTGAATGCTTCATAAATCTTTTTTAACATATGTATAACTCTCCCTTATCTATTTCGTTTTGATACTAACAACTCATCAACTAATCCATAATGCATTGCTTCTGTAGCAGGAATGTACCAGTTCTCTTTGCACTTTTTAGCTTCATCCATTTTGTGCTTTGGTACATTTGTATTTGCTAGAATATAAGAATCATAAGTCTCCATTAACACTTCCATTTGCTCTACGCCTAATTTAATCTCTTCTGTGAATCCTGCAAGCACGTTTGATACTTGGTGATACATAAATGTTGCCAATGGGTGTGCAAAACGTTTGTGACCAGAAGCAAAGATGATGAAGCCCATGCTCATTGCTTTACCATAGCAGTATGTATGTACTGGTGTTTCAGATGCATCAATAACAGCAGTTAAAGCCATACCATCGTATACAGTTCCACCATATGAATTAACAACTAATGTGATTGGCTCTGGTGTGTAGTTCTCATCTTCGGATAATTTCTTTGCATCATGTTTGTTTACAGCTAAGATACCTGTGATAATATCTTTTACAGAGGATTCTGCAACATTCTCATTTAAGATGAAATCACGTTTTGTTACAATCGGTGCTTTAACTTCTTGGTTTTTAGTTTCAATAGTGTTGTTTTTCATATTACATTCCCCTTTTCTCTGTTTGTTTTATTGTTTTTTCAAGTTCAAATCAATATCAAGTCTGCCTTTTAATGATTCTAAAACTACAGGGAGTAATTTTTCCATTACAGGTTCTTGATGGATAAGAAATACAGCATTATCTGTTTCTTCATCATCCCAAATTCTTTGATAAACTGATACATATATCTGTCCATCAATAGTTTCAAACTCAACGCTAATACCATTATTCATTTCAACAACCTCCTAGTGTGCTAGTGTATCTGCATTACGCAGAAATTCTAATCTATCAAACATATCTTGACCAACTTGGTTTAACAGCTTGGTTCTATTTGCCTTTTGGTCAAGTAGATACATATGAAATTGAATCAGTAATGTTGCTTTTCTGATAGTTTCCATGTCAAAGTTAAGTCTTCGCATTACATGTACAGCAAGTTGTGCAGAAACATGTTCATGACCAATAAAGTTTGCATATCTTACTTTCTCACCTTTACGATTGTAAAAGCTTTTACAGAATGCTTTCCCTGTATCATGAAGCAATGCAACCCAAAGCATTAACTCTCTATCGTGCTCATGATAGTTATCAAATACTTCTTTGTAAACATAGTATGTATGTCGGCTTACTGAAAAACTATGGTATGTAGAATCTTGTGGCATATCTAGGATATCTTTAAACTCTCTAAAGTATAATGAAAGTTTATCCATAATCTCATCCTCGTAAGGATTTGTTAAGACCATTCCACGAATGGTTTCTGATACTGATTCAGAAAACTTAGTTAGTTTAGGGATTATAAATTGAATGTCATCCCAACCTTCGCTGTAAATCGGCACTTGCATGTTCTTATACATTCGGTCAATAACTTCTGGTGGGACAACTCTGTCTCTATTTTCATTCTGATACTTGATTACATCCATTTCTGTTGCCATATAGATTACTCGTTTTGTAACGTTCTTAGGAAGTTGCTGTAATAATCCTCTACGTTTTTTACGACTGATATTTGTTGCATCATAAACTACATCAAATCCTGCTTGTAAAGCTTCTTTTGTGCGTTTTGCCATTTCAACAAAGATGTCAGAGTTCTTATCTTGGTTGTTCTCATCTCCTAGAAGTTCTTCTCTAAGTTTGTCAGATGAAAGATAAACTGCACTGTTTGAAATTTTCTCAGCAATTGTTGACTTGCCACTTCCTGCTATTCCAACTAACATCATAAATTGTGTCATTCAGATACCTCCATATATTGCTTGTAATTTTTAGCGATTTGTTTTCTAACTTCCATTTCATTGATACCTTTGAAGTCAAACGCTCCAAAAACAAACCCACGTTGTTCTCTATCAATCTCTTTATTTATGTATGTAGCTAATACTTTACGTGCTTCTCGATATGTATTATGTAATTTCATTAACTCAAGACCTAAGATTCCATCTAATCTTTCGCCAAAATCTTCTAACTCTTTTCTAAATTCTTCTGGCATTTTCATGATAAATTCTTCGAGATTACCAGAAGCCCACGCTTCAAATTTCGCTTTATCAGATAAACCGTATGTAATTTTATGTACTGTCAAATACTCATCACCTTTGATTTTTACACGCTTATCACCATATCGTAGAATCCATCCTTCTTCATTAGCAGGGATATCTTTCTTCATCTCTAACATCTTATCTAGAGTCAATTCATATTGTGTAGCGACTGGCATATCCAACCATCGTGCTTCTTCTTTTACATGTTCATATTTATAGTCAAAGAATTTTGCATCTCCCATTCTAAAGAGTGCAATCACTCCTAGTAAAACTAAATCTCTCATACCTCCATAATCAACAACAATACGGTTTGATTGATAAATTATTTCTACTAAGTATGTAACAGGGCAATCAGCGTATACATCCCACATAAAGCCTTCAACATTGGCATATTTTTCTCGCCAAATCTTCGTTGCTTCAATTGCCTGTTCAGAAATGAAACTTCCACGAGTTGCAAATCTAATTTCATCCTTGAAGAAGTAAGAGATTCCTAGTGAGCCATCCATCTTCTCCATAACTAACGGGGCTTGAGTGAAATCAATATCTTCTTGATACTCAAGATTCTCACTATAGTTGAAAAATTTGTCGAATGGCTTTGCCAATACATATATTATACCATTATCTTTTGCTTCTGTCAAGTCTAAAATCAAACCTCGTGATGACATTGTTTCATTATTCCAACGTCTTGCAAATGTTGTTTGTTCAGTATAATTTAAGATTACTATGTTCTCATCTTCTGGATGCTTGTTGATTTTTATGTATCCTTGTTTTTCTTCTTCTAAATATTTGTTATACTCATCAATTGTCATAGTTGTTAAATTTGAATATATTTTATTTTTTAATTCTCTCATCGTATCATCTCCCTTTCATACTATTATTATATCATTATTATTTATGCTTGTCAACATCTTTTTGCAATATTTTTTATATTGCGAGAACAAAAATTGGACTAGAAAACTCTAATCCAATAATTTTGATAAATCAACTACTCCATAACCATAATCATACGAATGACTACCTAAAGACATGATTTTCTCTTTCACCTGTTCATTTGTTAATTCAATACCTTTTTTACGATTGTACGAGATTAATAACGCAATTGCTCCTGCTACGATTGGTGAAGCCATAGATGTTCCAGACATACGTGCATACTTTCCATCCTTGAATGTACTTAGGATGTTCAATGCAGGTGCAGAAATATCTACCTGTTTTCCCCGATTAGAGAAGTCTAAGTGTTTCAATTCTGCATCCACTCCACCTACTGCAATTACTTCATTTAGGAATGCAGGATAATCTGGTTCTGGTAATCCCATATTCCCAACTGCACAAACGATATTAATTCCTTTTGCATGTGCTTCTAGAATGCGTTCTTCTAGACGTACAGGAAGACCACCACGAATACCTAGACTCATACAGAGGATATCTACTTCAAAATTGATTGCAAGCGTAATACCATCCATTACAGATGCCATGCTACCTTCACCATCTTCATTTAAAACTTTGGCAACGTAGAGGTCAACATTAGGTGCTACTCCTGTATTATTACCTGCAATCAATCCTGCAACATGTGTCCCATGACCATATAAATCTGTAACATCATTATTCTTTTTAAACATGTCAATTCCGTATTGTAATTTGCCTTTTAGTTCTGGATGATTCTCATCAAGTCCAGTATCAATAACTAAGACCTTGACACCTTCCCCTTTTGTTTTCTTGTGGGCATCCTCAACACCGATTGCTTTTAATGACCAATCCATTTTAAATCCTTTTGGCAATTTATCCAACACTTCAATATTTCTTGTCTCATTGTTTGTCATCATAAGAATCATCCACCTTCTTCATCTGTTGCATTATAATATATTCGTGTTCAAGGACTTCTTTAATCTTTGTGCATTTTGGACAATAGATAACATATACTGGTTTAAATTCATATCCAACACTCTCATCTATGTCTCTCTTATATGTATGTAATAGTTTATAATCATGATTGCAAAACCATCTTTTTAATAATCTCATTATATTCGCTCCTATCTAGCAGTTGTAAGCATAGAGAGGGATTTGCCCAATACTGCAAAGAATGTGACAACTAAAGGTGCGGGATTAGTTGTCAATCCATTGTCCAACTCTCTCCACTTTTGCCCTACTTCATCTATGTATGTAGTCTCCTTGACATTATCTTCTTTCTTATGTATTGGCTTACTTTCTAACTTGAATTTCATAGTATGTAATTCTTTTATTTCTCCATTTTGTTTGACTATTGTTTTCTCTAGATTATGAGTGTACTCAGTCATTTGTTCTATCTTTTGGTTTTGTTTATCCACACGTTTCGCTAAGACATCAACTTTCCCTATCAAGTTCATTAAATATGCCAACAGTGAAATCAGTAGTCCTAGTGTGATAAATATTAAGATTGCTTTGTTGATGAATTTGCGAAACCGACTTTCACGATTTCGCTTTTTCATATTCTATCACCGACTTTCCTTAATAGTTACAGTACCTTCCATTACACCAAACGTGCTATCTTCTTTAAACTTGTAAGTCTCAACTTTATCTTCTGGTGTCATTGGTCGTGTCATATACCATAAACTAGATTCTTTCCAAGTTACATTTACAAGCTTTTCTCCTTTTGGAAGATTTACATCATAGCTACCACCCATTTTACGTGTAGCCATTTGACAACCTGTTAATCCCGTCAATCCGACAACTAAAGCCAAGCTAACTAATAATTTTTTCATATTATCGCCCCTTCCGATTTTTATCTGAATCAAGTGGTGCTAGTTCTCTAAGTGTTGATTTAAATCTATTATATCGTGGTTGAAACTCATCTTTAATCGTATCCCAACCATCCATCGACATAACTCTATCGTAATAGACATTTGCACATTTGTAATCGACAATTGCTCCATACTTAGCAATTTGAATGCCAAACATTACGATTCTTATTGAATGATACATACTCTTCTTGCCTATGTATACTTCCCCATCGGCTATTTTCTTTCTGCATTTAACAAAGCTGTTTGAAGAGATTGCAGAAATATTTCGTCTTAGTTTCTCTAAATCTAGTTCAAAATATTTCGCATACTCATCATCAACGTTTTGGAAAATACATTCAAGATAACTAATGTGATGTTCTTTAATTTTTTTGATAAAGAATGCTTCACTCACAACATGGATTGAAACATTGTCACACTCAAATGTATAATCAAGGTTTGGGTCATCACTTTGTGCTATAGCCATGAAATCATAATCTGATTTTGATGTTGCAGTTCCATAGACCCTAGAGCCATATGGATAAATTTTGATTAGTGGTTCTTTGATTGTGTTTGTAATTTCCCACATATTATCACCTCTTATGTTATTTTAAAGAATTACGTCCCAGATTTCACCATTATCATCAATATACTCGACTGTTAAATCTTCTAAAGTATGACAAGGCATATCACTACCAGAAGGAAGCCATAACCACTCTGAATCAAAGTCTTCTAATTCATGATAGCCACTAAAATTTTCTTCAAGGTTTTTCAATTCAGCTAAAACATGCTCATCGAAATTTTCTTTGCTGAAATATTGTTCTCGTGTGCTGTAATCAGCATCATTGTAATCTCCCTTGATTGTTACCTTGAATTTGTTTTTATTGTAATTATCCGTTTTTTTTACTAACATGTAATCTGCCATTTAACATCTCTCCCTTTAACTTGATAATCTTATTATACCATTAATTTTTGTTCTTGTCTATAGTTTTTTAAAAATATTTAAAAGTATCTAGTTTCATAGTTCTATGAGGTGAATCAACGACCACGCTTCCTTTATCATAATGTCTCAGATAGCGCATAATCTCATGTGCTTCATGATTACGTAAAGTAAGGAAGTTTACATATTGAGGTTGACCATTGATGCAAACTACCGCCCAACTTTGATTTTCATAAGGGTTGTGGTCAACAGCAATCTGGAAGTTCTTTAAAATAAATTCATTACGTTCTCTTAATGCACGATTCTCATTTTCTAGACCTAACAATGCATCAACAAGATTACTATGTCTTTTATCTAGGCTTTCAAAGTTTTTGCTCATTCTATTTTCCATTTCCGTTATTCCTAGCCAATCTCTAAGTTTAAATCTCAACCATTTCATGGAATCCCTCCTATATAAAATATGGATTTTATCAAGAAGAAAGCACAATATATAGTGTGTATATTGTGCTTATGATACTACATCTAGATAATATTAAACTCTGTATTGGAATACATGCCACCATTTGCCCCAAAGACTACTACTTTTTCATATTGATTCAATGCACTAGAAACTTCTCTCACATCAACAAACGATTTACGTCCCATGTGACCCATACGGTCTTTGTTTACTTGATATAATCCAGATGTGATTTCTACAAATACCAGACTTGCCACGTTTCTTAATTGTGTTCTTGTTGACATTTGACTCTCTCTATTTTCATGATATGTATACATCTACATCATCCCTTCAAGTTTTTTAAGTTCTCCTAACACTCGGTACAATGCTTCTAATTCTCCACTAATTGCTCCATCTTTTACACCCATGAAATAACAGTCATCAAAGTTTCCACCAGACCAATCAGCAGGGTCAAAATTCTCAGCAACCATTGCATCATTTTCTTCTTCTTGTGGTTCTAAAATTGCAATTCTCTGTTCGATTAATTCAATTAAATTTTTAATCATTTTAAGCCCTCCAATTGTTTTTTGAATTTTTTTAACATATGGTATTCTTGAAATAACTCTCCATGTTCATATCCTAAGTCATAAGCATCATCAAAATTTCCACCGCTTGCATCACTAGCATTAAAATCATCTCCGTACATTTCCTCAAATTCCTCAATGCTATCTTCTAATAATGCAATCTTATAATCAATCTCTCTAATTAACTGTTCTAACATTTACAACACTCCCTTTACAACATTAAATCCTAAACTAATAGCTTCTATCTCATCAAACTGTCCATCTAAATGCATACAATAAACTCTACTTCTCAAATCCTTACTATCATCAATTAATTCATCTAACTTCTTTAACGATAGATGTACATTACCTTCATAGTCTGCACCACATGTATCTTGATAGAATGTATGTATACTTCCATTGTTAAACATTGTTAATACTGTTTCGGGAATAATATTTGCATCCCCACTATAGTACGTTTTAATTCCATCTTTACTGAATATGTATCCATAACAATTTAACTCGTCAACGTGTTTCGTCTTGACTGGCATAAAGTAAAACCCAAAATCTTCCAACAAATTAACACTAGAATCTTCATACTTGATTAAGTGATATGTATCTTCTTTAACACCCATATTTAATAGTGTTGATTCTATATCAATATCTATAGGTGCTAATACTGAAACATTTTTCTCCATAACATTTCCCATAGAGTAATAGCCATAGAAAATTAAATCTCCTAATGACCCTACATGGTCTGGATGTGTATGTGTCATCATAACATAAATCTCTTCTACTCCATCTAGTAATTCTGTTTCCATGACACGATGGAATGTAGCAGACCCACAATCAATCATAAAGAATTTGTTCCCTTGCTTGATGAATGCACCGTTGTTTCCTAGTTTCGTATTAAATGCACTACCTGTTCCAATAAATTCAAACATTAATTTTCACCCTTCCCACAAACTGGCTTACCATCTTTATCTAGTAAAGGACTTGCCCCTCCACCTTGATACCAATCAAATACCACATATTTACAATTAGTATATGTATCAACTAAGATGTATGTTTCAATATCTCCACCTGTCTTTGTATATGATTGAGGGTCATCAGCAAATCGCATATTATCACCTTGACTACAACCTGCTAATAAAGCCATTGACAATACTGCTAAAGTAAGAATCTTCTTCATATAATCACTCTCCCGTTTCTGGTGATGGTGGTTGAGGTACAAGTGCATCAATTCGTGCAATTACTGCATCCCATTCTGCAATGTCTCCTAATGACACTTCTCTCTCCCACTGCAATTGATTAATTTCTTTCATTTTCTCTGCAATCAATTCATCGTGATGGATGACTTCATTCTCTTTATCACCTTTTTTCTTGACTGCATAATCACGCAAACCATCATTAATTTCCTCTAATAACTTTTCATCTGTCCAATCTTTAAACATTTGTATTCCTCCTTATTCAGATAACTTCTCTCCTACTGAAATTCCTAATATCAATCCTACAAAGAAAGATATAAGACCTGTAGCTAGAATTATTTCATCCATATTTTACCACCCATCATAATCTGTAATATTTTCTTTTTCTCCACATTTTGTACATTGTACAGTTGTAGCTGTTCCAATACCTGTCCCTAAAAGTATGTACTGTGTATTACCTTTACAAGATTCATAGTGTTTCTTTCTAAAATTAGTTGCTTTAACTTTCTCTTTGGATGTTAATGTATGTAATGTATCAAGACGCATTTGAGCAATCTCGGCTTCTAACTTTGCAATTTCATCTTCTTTACGATAATCTCTTAACTTCTGTTTAAGTGACTCATTTTCTTCAAACAATGCTGCGATAGAATCTAGAATTACATTCAGACCTGCTACTTTTTTGTTAGCCATAAATTGTTGCATCTTTTCTTGCCACCCATTATTGTTCTTAGGTTGTGGAGATGGAGCAGGTGGTCTTTCACCCTTTGGTGGCTCATTACGTCCACCTTTACTCATTCCACTTGGCGTTAATGGTGCTTTTAATGTTGGTCGTTGTCCGATATTATTTCTAAACATAGACATTCCTCCTATTCGTATTGTCTCATAATACTTTGAATAACCTGTGCAGTGTATGGTAGTCTATTTCTCACATTCTTAATTACATAATCATAATCATTTCGATTCTTGATTTCTTCATCGTATAATTCAATTCGTTTAAGTGCATTTTTCATGCTATCTTTACGTAATAGCATATTTGCCATACAATCTTCCTTACTCATATGTAAGAATATTCCAACTGCTTCTGGGAAGATTTGTTTGACTTGTCTGTATCCATCATAATTCAAAATGATATATACATGACGACTCTGCTCTTGCACTCGTTTTATTTCATCAATTGTGATTCCATATGAATTTCCATCATAACGCACACACTCTGCAAACTCTTCATCCTCAATCATGTCTCCAAACTTCTTACTATCAACATAGTAATATGTTTCACCATCAACTTCTCCTGCTCTCATTTTACGAGTTGTATGTGAGATACACTCACTAACAGTTCCTCGTGGGAATAAATGTCGTACTACATATTCCATAATTGATGTTTTACCAGTACCACTTGGTGCAGTTAATAAGATTAATGCCATAATATCATCCTCCTAGTTTAATTTTGCAAGTTCATATAATACATTGAAAATCCATAATGCTGTTGTAGCTGTTATCCAAATCTTAATTCCAAGACCATTATGTTTCTCTACAAAAATCTTAACATTTAACCAGATTGACACTATTAAAAATATCATTGAAATTCCTAACATCATATACATCATCCTTTACGTTTAAATTTGTCTCCTAAAATAATTGCCCATAATCTTGCTCCATGCAACAGTACAAAGTTTACTCTTCCGAAAAAGTTTGTATCCCAGAAGGATTGAAGGAATGCTTCACTTTGCAATCTTTCTTCATCTGTTACATTGTCATTCTTGAGGTCACGAGTAAGTATACTTACAAGCATACAACCCGACATCATCAAGAATAGAATTGCGTATGTAATAAATAACATTGAGTAAGTGTATACCATTCACTCACCTCCTAGTGATTGTGGTGATGGTCATGGTCATGTTTCATTCCTAATGCCCATCCAGTTAGGATTGAGAAAATACCTAGAATGAAGTTTTCTATGATTGGCATCCACACTCGGAAGTCATACACACTGATATCAACTGCTCCATAACCACCAATCAGTGCTACAACCAAGTGAATGATTCCTTCTACTGCATTTAGCATAGCCATACTTGCCATTAACCATATTCCAAACTTTGTTTCAATGAAAAACTTTTTTGCTAGTTTCTTTGATTTGTTATTTAGTTTTGTTAAAAACTTCATCTCATCACCTCATGTTATTATTATATCATTATCTTTTATGTTTGTCAATGATTTATCGGTTTTTCTTTTTAGATTTTTTTGCTTGTTTTCTTTTAGCTTTTGCCTTTGTCTTATCTACTTTTTTCTTTGTATACTTCTTGTAAAGGTCACGCTGAAACTTATGTAAATACTCTTTAACTTCCTCTACAGTCAATCCATTTTCTCGTGCAACTTCCTCAATTGCTTCCTCTAAAGTTTGTATCTCTGATTTGTCAAATTCTTCTGTGATAGGTGTGTTCTCAAATCCTTCAATCGAAAAGAATTTTTCTGCATCCACGCCATTCTTCATAATTTCATCCAAATGACCTACTCCCAATCCTGCACCATTAGCTACTACAATCTGTTTCTTCTCCATTCACAACAACTCCTTCGTTTAATATACTATCATTATATCATTTTCTTTTGTGCTTGTCAAGGGCAAAAAAGAAAGAAGAGAAAAATTCTCTTCTTAAATTATTTACCGCTTTGACCTAACTTTGTATCTCCACGCTCTGATTCAATTTTCTGTAGGTCTTCTAAAGTCAATTCTGTTAACTTCGTGTTTGGCACTAAATCAACAGTTGCTTGTGCAATTGCTTTAGAATATGGGTAGTAAGTTACTTCATCAAATTCTAATGTTTTTTCTACTTGACTTGTAATTACTACATCTTTATGTAAAGGGGTGATTGCAATAAATACTTCTCCACGATACCCAGAGTCAATAACACCTGCTAATACTGACAATGAAATCTTGCCCGTACTTCCACGCTCATGTTTTGCATTAAGGTAATGTGTCTTAGGCAATGCAAATGCAAGACCAGTTGGTACTAGAGTGGTTTTGTTTGCAGGACAATAAATTGCATGTCCTTTCTCCATACCTATTTCTCCATCAAACTTGGCAATCTCTCTTTCTTCTAAACATGCATATAAATCAAACCCTGCATCTTCGTCACGCTTAGTTGGTACGATTGCATCTGGATGTACTTTTGCAAAGAATACTTCTGGATTCATGATTTCATTAATTTTCTTATTCATTGCTTCCAATGCAGTGCTTAATGATACAGCGTTTCGGAAATTATTCATTTCTGGATTTTCCTTAATAACTGGCAACATCAATACTGTTTTGGGTTTTTCAATCTCTAGATGTCCTTTTGCGAGAATTGCTCCAGACTTTTTCTTCTTCTTACGTTTAATCTTTTCTGGATTATCCTTGAAGAATTTGTCTTTAGCTTTATATTTCAATTTATCAATTTCCCACAATTTCAACGTCTTCAAATCTCCATCAATCTCAACAACTACATCCTTGTTTGGAATGTCAATTGATTTAACTGTTGCTTCTTTCTTTAATTCATGTACCCAAACAATCTCATCTACTCGGTAGTATCGCTTTTTAATATTCTTTGTCATGTTCATTTCCCCTTTTGTTATGTATAAGTTAGTGGAGACTCAATCCCCACTAACAATTATATCATTATTTTTGGTGCTTGTCAAATTTATATGTTATATTATGATAACTTGCCAGATAGTTCTAGTAACTCTTTAAGTTTCATAAGTCCTGCTCCACTATACATTGTAACTGTAATAGCTTCGATTTCTTCTTTAGACATTTTCTTTAACTCTGCCAATGTCTTGTCTTCTTTTAAAAGTAAGAATGTAGGTGCTTGCATAATTCCCAACTTCATTGCAATGTCTGGATTCATATTCATATTAATCTTATCCTCTTTTGCAAGTTCAACACCAAAGTTCTCCTTCAAAGATACATCAGCATTACGACATGGTGCACAGTTTGTTTTTTCTAATTTAAATAATTTCATTTAACATCTCTCCTAGTTATGTATTATAGAGTGAGTTGCCCCACTCTATTATTATATCATTATCTTTAACTTTTGTCAACATTTATTTTAATCTGTCGAATACAAAGTCATCATCTGTAATTGGTTTTACATTGACAGCTTTGATGTATCCATTACCCTTTGTAGAGAAGAAATCATGCGTCTTTGTTGTTGTGCTTAGACCATTCAATACAATAGGGTTGATACGTTTTTCTGGAAACATTGGTTGTAATGCTAAGTTCTGCATCGCCTTATTAGCATTGTAGTATAAGAAGTCTTTAACTTCATGGTCTAAGTTAATAGGAGCATAAAGGTCTTCTGTATACTTAAACTCGTTTGCAGTTAAAACAGATAGTAAAACATTGACTTCATTGACAGCATTCTCTTGCTCTTCTACTGACAATTTCTGGAATAATTCTTGTGCTAATCTTCCAATGTACACGCCATGAATTGACTCATCTCTTAAAATTAAATTAATAATCTCACCAGATGCAACCATACGTCCCTTACCATCTTCTGTACCGCCACCACCTGCTAGATATAGTGGGAAGAAGAATCCAGAATAGAATAAGAATGACTCAAGGAATACCGAAGCTACCATTGCCATATATAGAGTATAGTCATCTACGATGTTCTCATAATAGTTTACAATGATATTAGCTTTGTATTGGAGGAATTGATTCTCTTCAACCCATTCATGTACCTCATCAGTCTCTAGACCGTTTAAAAGAGTCGTGAAGATTGTAGAATAACTCTTTGCATGGATTTCCTCCATAGTACCCATGAATGACATTACAGCCTTACGTTGATGTCCTTCAACGTGTTGTGCAATACATGGCATACCAATATTACCTTGTTGAGTGTCAAGAAGTGTTAGTCCTCCTAACACCTTCTTATACACCTCTCTATATTCTAATGGAAGAGATTTCCAGACTCTACTATCCTTTGTTGGCGTAAATTCTGTATCAGTCCAAAACTGACTAATATTCTGCTCCCAGAATGTTTGTGTGAAGTCGTCCTCTTTCACATTCCAGTTAACGCTCTTATGTAATACATTTCTAGCGTTTCCGATTCCCTCAATCTTTTGACGTAGTTCTTCTAAATTTTGTTTTAAACTCATTATATATTGCCCCTTCCTTAAATTGTACAGCTAATGCAATCGTCAGCATTTGTATTTCTAGTTCTAGTGTAGTAAAGGCTCTTTAGCTTTTTCTTGTGACCATAGATGTAATAACGTGCCAGTTCATTTGTTGCGATGTCACTGTTGACGAATAGTGTACAACTAATTCCTTGGTCAATATGTTTCTGCCATGTAGCCACAACATCAATCATATCGTACATGTCCATGTCATAAGCTGTAGTGTAGTACCAGTATGTATCTTTATTCAGATATGGCATTGGATAATGAGTTGTTGAATCTCCATATACACGTGTTTCTACGTGCTCTGTGATTGGCATTACTCCACTTGTAGCTGAATGCACGTATGAGATTGACCCAGTAGGTGCAATAGCATTTAAGTAAGCATGATAGATACCATGTTCTTGAATGTCTGCAATTAACTTCTTCCAGTCATCTTGTGTAGGAATATAAATTCCTTCCATAACCTCTTGACCTTTCTCAGTGTATGGTGCATGACTTTCTTCAACATACATCTCTAAACCTTCACCTCTAGAGTATGTACTCTTATCAAAGTGTTTGAAAGTTTGTTTTCTCTCTTTAGCAATCTCCATTGAAGTTTTAAGAGAGTAGTAACGAATCATTGCTCCTAAAACATTTGCTAAATCAATAGACTCTTCACTTCCATAGACAATGAAATTCTTAGCTAGGAAACCATGCCAGTTCATTACGCCTAGACCAACTGAATGCATGTCATCGTTAGCTTTCTTAACCGATGGTACTTCATCAATAGATGTATCATCTGCAACAGTTGTTAAAGCCCAAATACCTGTAGATACAGATTCTTCGATACTTCCACGTTTAAATGCTTCCTCAATCATTCGGACAATGTTTAGTGACCCTAGATTACATGAGATATCATAACCAAATGTGTCTACTCCATTGTATCCTTGAATGTCTGACTCTGTTTGTGCTTGGAAGATTTCTGTACAAAGATTACTCATTCGTACTGGTGCTAAATCTCCTAAGTGATGTAGGTTGTTAGCATTGTCACGATACATGAAGTATGGATATCCAGATGCTAATTGAGTTTTCGCAATCGTAGTCAACATGTCACGTGCATCTAACTTACGCTTCTGCACATCTCGGTCATTAACTAGTTTATCGTACCATTCATTCATATCCATTTCATCTAAATGAATACCATATTTTTTGAATACTGAATATGGTTTGAATACAAAGTATGGTTCATTCTTTTCAGCAAGTTCAAAGAATTTATCTGGGGCAATTACACCAATTGATAATGTTTTTAAACGCTTCTTCTCATCCACGTTGATTTGTTTTGTATCTAAAAACTCTAGAATATCATCATGGAAAATATTCAAGTATCCTACACCGCTACCACTACGTTGACCTAATTGATTGAAGTGAGAGAATGTATCTTCTAGTAATTTAGCAACACCAATTACACCAGATGATGCACCTTCAACACCTTTGATTGGCTCTCCACTTGCACGAATCTTAGACAAGTTAACACCTACACCGCCACCAAAGCGACTTAATTGTGCACATGCTTGAATGATATACATGATTCCTTCTGTAGTATCTGGACAGTCTAGTAAGAAACATGAAACCATTCGTCCACTACGTTTTCTTCCTGCATTTAAGAAAGTTGGAGTAGCAGGTTGATACTCTTGATTAATCAACACTCGTACATACTGTTTAGCTTTCTCAAAATCCCCTTTAGCAAGATATAAAGCATTGATAGAAACTCGGTCTTCATAACGCTCTAAAATCTTTGCACCATCATCTGTACGCAATGCATAAGTAGTGTAAAACTTGAATGCACTCATAAACGATGGGAATCTAAACTTCTTGGAATATGCAATCTTATAGACTTTCTTAATTTGTTCGTATGTATATAATTTCAATATATTTTCATCATAATACTCATTCTCAACTAGGAAGTCTAACTTCTCTTTTAAATCGTGGAAGTAAACTGTATTCCCGTTGTTAATGTGACTAATGAAATAGTCACGTACTGCTTCAATATCTTTTTCAATCTGATAGAAGCCATCTTTTAAATTCTTGACTTCATTGTTTAACTCGATGTATTTTGCCAAAACAATCACCCTTGCCCTTTATATTATTCTATGTCTCCATCTTCTACTAGAATCCAGTCTCTATCCGCTAATGACCTTAATACCTGTTCTGGTTTATAATCATATGTAACGTCTTTGTTATGTACTCTGGAGTAAAACTCGACTCTCCATTTACCATTGTCTAACAGTTTAGCATTAAATACTGTTCTTTCTAACTCTGTATCTGGTAGACGTTTTTTTGCTATTCTAAAACTAAACTCTTTCATGACACACCCAGACCTTTCATTTTATGTAGAAACTCTTCGACATCACTTTTCATACCATCGTTCTCAAATTTGAGAAGTAAAGGCACATTATATTTTTGAGAGATAATATCCCCAGACTTAGCAAACAAGTCTATCCCCCAATTCATGTTCCCACTAGATGCAACAGCTTTCATGTTCATAAAGTTACCTCTATTGAGAAATTTCGCAGTTGATTCTGAAACCTTACCAAAACCAGTTGTATAAGTCACTAGTACAAATGGTTCTCTCACAATCAAACCTTCTTTGATTTGTACAGCTTTTAACCCTGTCTTCTCTATAAATCTTTTTACATTTCCAGTGAATGAATCAAATACGACTATCGTGTTAATCACCACCCTTCAATGGATTAATTCGAGAGACACCGAACAGGAAATGTGTCTCTCGTAATGACAACGTACTAATAATTATACCATAATTTTTAGCGCTTGTCAAAGATTATCTTATATTATTTTGTCTTTTTTTCTAAAATATGTACGACTGCATCCATTTCCTGTTCGACTAGTTCACCGATTGATTTAAACAATTCTTCTCCTGTTACCTTTATGAAACGTGGCACTACTTCACCCTCATCATTAATTACATCTTCAAAAAACATTTTACGAGGACGTAACCAATGAGTCCCTTCTAAATCACGATAGAAACATAGGATACCATCATGCTTATCACTTTCAAACACGTAATGGCTACCACCAGTATCTTTATCATGAGCAACGTAAACAGACATACATTCTTCTGTTTCAGTATGCTTTGCCACCTCAACCAAATCTAGTTTCTCATTAAAATCTTTTGACATTCTAGTTGCATATCCCACCATAAGATACAAACCGCCTTTATAGTGTTTGTAAATCATAATATGACCTCCCATTTATTGTATAAAAACCGTCTTTTATCAAGCTATTAGTACCATATATGGTATCACATATGGTACTAAGCCCTATATCTAGTAACAATTTACCCTTAATTCTTTCTTTTCTGCCCAGTCTCGGATGAAATTCATTTCAGTTCTCGTTAATCCTCTGTTTGCAAATCCTCTGGCTTGTCTGATATTTCCTCCACGAATCTCAACTGTTCCTAGTGGAGAGTTTAGATGTGCTGTTTTACGCAGGAATAAAATCTTGCATTTATCTGAAACAATGTCAGTTACATATGATGCCACACAATGAGACAACTCATTTCCTTCTCTGATTAAATCATCCATCTCAGAAGGAGAGACAATCGCATATGTACCTTTACTGTACTCTAAAAACTTATAATCCTCTGTGTCCACTGCTTCTTTAAATTCTGCTTTTTTCTTCTCGTCCATTTGCACTCGATAATTCATTTGTACAATGTCATGTTCTTTCTTTAATGACTTTGGATACTTTTCATATTCCAATCCCAACTTCTCACACATACGGATATAATCTCGTAGTAATGTTGCCCCAGAAGATGGACTGTCAATACCTTGATGCATTCTAATTTCTCGGAATAAATATAGTGTCAGTTTCTTTAGATTGTTATACTTGTATGTATCATGAATCTCAATCAGTCTATCTAAAGTTTGACACAATACTCCGATATCAGATTCATCTTTGATTATTTCAACCAATTCTCTGAATCTATTACCATCAACCTTCTTCAATGCCTTTTGCACTTGTTCAAGATTGTATAGTCCTAATGTCTCATCTTGACGAAAGTATGGCAACATAAACTTTGGAAGTTTTAAGATATCCTTTGGTTTTGTTGCTTCTCTGTCTATTGCTTCATAACTAGTCCAACGGTTGTATGTTGCAAAGAATCTCTCGACATCTGGATAACCTGCACTAGACAAGATTTCTAAATAACGATAATCCTCTTGTACGAATCGTAATAACCCTACGTAAAATCTATTTTCACTATTCCAAGCAGAGTTTCGTTTCTTAGAAAGTCTTCTCCATATAAAGTTATACAAGGCTTGTGTTTCTGGAGTAGAAACCATATCTTTTACTTCAATAGAGTCTAGATTAATAAAGAATCTCATCAATTCTTCTTCTCTATTCCAATTACTTACACGTTGACCATTCTTGAATACATGTAATTGTTTGGTGAAAATATCAAACCAGATTACTCTTATCATATTTTCTTTCCATTTCACATCTCCATTCTTATCTGCAAAGACAGATAAGTTGACCCTTTGTATTCTAAATCCTCTACGAGTAACATCTCTAGCTTTCAGATATGGAGTATTGACTCGCTGTTTATCTCTTTCTATATGTATAAAGCGTGTATTCAAGCAATTGCTACACTTCTTATTTCGTGCTTCCACTCTTCCATGATAATCTAAATTCTTTCCAACCACCTCCCTATGACCACAAGTACAAGACTTATAGTATTCTGTGTATCCATCGCACTGCACACTTTTAAATATTCCAATTTCATATTTGTTCAATTTAGCCATAATCGCATCTCCCTTATGTAATAATTATATCATTATTATTTATGTTTGTCAAGAAGTTATTTTACGATTGTATCAGTTTTTTTAAGATATTTTCCTACACCTGCATTACTTAATCGGTAATATTCAATATCCTCAAACTGACAATCTTTGACATCTAGGATGGATTCTACGATGCTATCATTCTTGGTTCTCATTAACTGATTACCCTGTGCTGTTTTAGATGTCTTAGAGTTGATTGAAGCAGTGTTAAATAAGGCTACTTTATTGATACTAGAAACCATGACAATATCAATATCTTCGTGAATCACATTGAAGTATAAAGCCTTTGCTCCATTGTAGTATGCATTCGCCAACATCTTTCTATTGGTCTTAGTCTCATACGCTGACAACTCAATTTTTGCTAGTTTACCTGTTTCAAATCCTACAAGCAATATTCCTTTGTAATCACTTGTTACATGTGTGAAGACAATCTCTTCATCCTTTAACCCTAACATTGTTGGTAGATACTCACCTAGTAATGATGGTTTGCTGTCCTCAATTTCATGCATCTTGTACTTGTAACAATTATTCTTGTCTGTGAATACTAGAATATCTGAATTGTTAGTTGTATCAATCTCTGAAACAATTTCATCTCCATCTTTTACCTTGATTGTGAAGTTTCCACGTAATGATGTTAATGGAATTTTCTTCAAGTAACCTTCTTTTGTAAGGAATGCTTTGATGTTATAGTCATCAATTACAACTGATTCTTTCTCAGCTTTTGCAACTGCTTGTGCTTCAATGATTCCAGTTCTACGCTCTTTACCATAATTCTTTTTACCTTCTTCTAATTCAGCGATAAGAAGTTGTGCGATACGTTGACGACTTCCAATTAAGTCTTTAAGGTCAACCACTTCATCCTCAAGTGTTTCAATTTCCTTTGTGCGCTCAATTAGATATTCTTCATTCAGATGTCTCAGTTTAATCTCAGAAACGTATTCTGCTTGCTTCTCGTCAATATCAAATGCATCCATGAGATTTGCTACTACTTCTTTGTTTGTTTTTGTTTCACGAATAATCTTGATTGCTTTATCTACATCTAGTAATACTTGTTTAAGTGCAAGTAATAAATGACGTTTCTCAATCTTTTTATTCATGTCAAAGTTCAAACCACGCTTGATTGCTTCTGCTCTGAATCGAATCCATTCATGTGCAATTCCTTGGATTCCTAATACTCTCGGTCTACCATTTACAACAATATTGAAGTTACATGGATATGTTGATTGTAAAGGAGTCATTCGGAAAAGCTTCTCAACTAAGGCTTCTTTGTCTGTGTTCTTCTTAGTTGTAATCTTGATACCTTTTGACTTGATACCATAAATATCATTGACATCAGTAATGTCTTTGATTTTTCCATCTTTAACTAGTTCTGCAATTTTAAGAATAATTGTTTCAAATGTTGAAGTGTATGGTAATTCTTCAAAGATAATACCGTCCTTGTCAAACTTATATGTAGCACGAATGGTAAATGTGCCACGACCTGTTTCAAATATACGCTCAAAAGTATTCTTATCATAGATTACATTTCCACCTGTTGAAAAGTCTGGTGCTTTAATATAATCAGATACTCTTGCAGTCTTAGGACTTCTTATGTATGCAATGAAATAATCCACAACCTCATTTAAGTTAAATGGTGCAATACTGGATGCCATACCATTTGCGATACCGCTTTGTGGATTTAATAGAATAAATGGAAGTGTTACTGGCAATAACTTAGGTTCTTTTAAAGTACCATCATAGCTATCTATCATATCCACTGTATTCTTATTAATATCCTTAAACAACTCTTTTGCAATTGGTTCTAGCTTTGCTTCTGTATAACGTGCCGAAGCGTACTGCATGTTCTTTGAATACTGCTTACCAAAGTTACCTTTAGAATCAATTAATGGATATGATAATGCTTCTGCATCTCTAGCCATACGAACTAGAGTTTCATAGATTGCACCATCACCATGAGGATGCAGGAACATTGTTTGTCCTACAATCCCTTGTGACTTCTTACGCACACCAGACAATAATCCCATTCGTCTAGCAGTCTCAAGAATACGTCTTTGTGAAGGCTTAAACCCATCAATCTCTGGCAAAGCCCTCTCCAAAATTACGTGTGCTGTATAAGGCATATAATTACCTCTTAATGCTTCAATAATACTTTGTTCAATTACAGTTACCATTATATCATTCCTTTCTATGTTTACATTATATCATTATTTTTGGTGTTAGTCAAGCATATTTTCGATATATTCATGTAAATGTTCTTCAATATACTCTTTACGTCCTTCTAAGTTGTCACCTAAAAATAACTCAAATGCTTCCGCAGTCTCTTCAATACCATCTGGTGTGATTTGAATTAATCTACGTGTCTCTGGATTCATTGTTGTATCCCACATCATCTCTGCTGTATTCTCACCTAATCCTTTAGAGCGTTGGATTGTGTAATTGCCTGTCATTTTTGAAACAATTTCATCCTTCTCTGCATCACTATATGCAAATACTGATACATCATTTTGTGTAATCTCGTATAATGGTGACTCAGCTATGTAAATATAACCCTCTTCAATCAGTGTAGGCATTAAACGATAAATCATAGTCAAGATGAGTGTTCGAATGTGGAATCCGTCAACGTCTGCATCAGTTGCAATAATTACTTTTGACCATTTAAGATTGTTGATGTCAAATGTATTTAAATCTTTTGCATGTTTATTCTTAACTTCAACACCACAACCTAGAATCTTAATCAAGTCTACTACAACATCATTACTGAAAATCTTTTCATATGGTGCTTTCAGACAGTTAAGAGTCTTACCACGTAATGCATAGATTGCTTGAATCAATGGGTCACGACCTTGCTGTGTTGAGCCAAGAGCCGATTTACCTTCTACGACATATACTTCTGTTTTAGTATTGTCCTTAGACGTACAGCTAACGAATCCATCAACAGGTGATGTAATATTATGTACAGGAGTTGAAAACTTCTTCTTGAAGTCCATACGAGTTTTCTCAGCTTTCTCACGACTCTGTTTAGTGATTAAGACCTTCTTGGCAATTACATCCATATCACTCTTATGCTCAACTATGTATGATTCAAAGAAAGATTCTAAAGCATTCTTCATTACATCCTCATAATACTTTACGTATGAAGCGAATTTTGTTTGGCTTGCATAAACAGGGAAGTAAGATTTGAAGTCAATCACATAATTCAATCCGACAATTACATCGTCTTTTGTGATTTGTTTCTCATCCTTCTTATACATGTTATTGTCTTTTAAATAACGATTGACAATGTTACGCATTCCTGCAACCATTCCATCATAGATTGTACCATGATTAATCAAATTACTACCATTCAAAAACTCAATTTGAGTCGGTTCATCGTCTTCCTTTGTATAATTCATAACGATGGACACCTTTACATCATCCGTAACATCTTTACCTTCTTGCTTCGTTGCATGAGAAATTTCTTTCTGGAAAACAATCATCTCATGAGTAGGTGTAAGTTCTTCCATTTGTTGGTTTAAGAAGTCAACAATACCATTTTCATAGACGAAAGTTTCTTCTGTATCTTCAATTTCATCTTTAACGATAACCTTACCCTTGATTAAAGATGCCTGTTGAGATGCAATTTCTGAAATCTCTCCTACTTCAAAGTAGTTATCCTCAAAGATATCATCATCTAATTCATATGTAATCTTTGTGTATGTCTCAGATGACTTACCAATTACTTGTAAAGGACTTGAATTTTCTCCTTTATGGTATGAGATTGAATACACATTACCATCGGGGCGTGCTACCTCAAACGTAACATCCTTAGATGAGAATGTCAGTACAGTGTTGAATACTCCATTCGTACCAACTGTGTAATCATTATTCTCAATACCATTATCATATTTCGTCCCTGCAAACAATGTTTCAAATAATAGTTTGTAGTTCTCAATACCATCTTCATTCTTACCTTCTAATGGTAATCCTTGACAGTTATCTTTGATTGTCAGTTTCTTGTCACTGTGGCGAGTAATTTCAATTTCATCACCATTGCCTTTATTTACTTCATCGGCACTGTTACCAACAATCTCTTTAATCGTATGTAGTACAGCTATGTGGTTTGAAGCACCTAGCCATACGGATATCTTTCTACGTACTTTTTCTTTTTCCGACAACTTTTTGATGTTCGACATTAAATCATCCTCCAATACTTGATGTAACTAGTATATCATTATTTTTGATTGTTGTCAAGTTATGCTATTAAGTTTTTTCGTACAATGCTCATAATTAAACTATCAAGATGCTCTCTCAATTCTTCATTCGGTTTCATTGCTTCATACTTCTCAATAACATGTTTAAATCGTGATTCTTCAATAAACTGAATCATGTTCTCAAATACCTCTTGACGAAATGACCCAAACTTCATTTCTGTCATGAAATCCAAATCACCACCAGAATATCTTAATGCTAGTTCTGGATTCTTGAAATCTAGTTCTGCATACTTAATACCAAAATCAAGATGTCGATACGCATGTTGTCCTTGCTTTGTGTCGTATCCGAATAAGTCCACTAATACTTGTGTACTTTCTGTACCTTTAGGTAACAACTTCATCTTCTGACGATACGTTCCCCATAAATGTTTAATCATTACAGGAAGATTCATGTTGAAGATTTCTTGTCGCAAACTGTAAATCTCTGCCATTTCAACACTACCATCCATCCATAACTCTTTTGAATACAATGGTTCAAGATAATTTAAATTTGATTTCCAGAACAGGTCTGGAAGTTTACGTACATCATGAATCTCAATATCTTCTTCAATACCAATTTCTGACTTTACAAACATGGTTTTGCGATACAATTCTTCAAATGTAGGAGTAATAAACGCTTTGTAATCCTTGTCAGATGCAAGAATAATACGACCATCAATCACTCTTTCTTCTGTTTGTAAATTATAATTATTTGACCCTACTAAAGCTTTCATAACAACGTTTCTGTCTAAAATTTTCATCAGCATCATCCCTTCTTATAAACCAATTATATCATTTATCTTTGTGTCTGTCAAGAAAAAAAGAATGATTTTCATCATTCTTTTTCACCAAACTCTACAAACTCTAAAACATATGTATCTACTGATTCTGAAAGGTGAATTTCTACTCCTGTAGCATATCCACCTGCATCTAATTTTATTGTGTTCTTACTATCTAGGAAACAGTCTTTGTAATATTTTGGATGTACAACAACCTTTACCTGCTTACCAAATGTTACTTTTGCTCTAAATACTTCTTCCAACAATTTATCTTCACATGTTGCATTGCCAAACTCTGGGAATCTTTCATGAATTATATTTACCATAATTTCTTACCTAATCCTTTACGTTTTGGTTTACCGATTAACACCATAGCAGGTAACCAGAAGACGGCGAATGTTCCCCATCCTGCTAATCCTGCAAACAGAATCTTTACTAGACTCCATCCTAAAACAGATGCACCTGCTCCTGCTGTTACTACAGAAATAATACCCATGATTCCTCCACCTAACATTAGGAATACCCCAACGTAGATTGCCATAATAACCGCTAGACCCATCAAAATACCTGCAAATAATTTTCTCATATTATCTTCCTCCTAATATCTTCCAGAATTATATTCGTCCCACCAGTCTTGATACATATCATACATATGCTCTTGACACATTCCACAAGCCCAATAGTAGTTTGATAGTTCATCAACATATGCACAATTTTGATGTATAAGGAAAGGCTTCACAAACTTCTCGTTACAGTGTGGACACTTCCCAATAGCCATATGCCAAATGTGCTTACCTTTGGTTCTCTTTACCCACATCCAGTGATACTGAAACCATATAGTTATAAATTTCTTTCTACGCTTCCATATCAAATGAAATCATCCTTACTGAAATGTTTCCAGAATTTGTCATACTCTTCTTTTGTAACTTTGTGTCGTCCACTTCCTCCGCACGGGTCACAATACTCAAGTTCTCCTAAGTGATTCTGTGTGTAGAATTTACCGTCACAACCTAAACATGGTATGTAGTAATCTCGTAAAAGTTCTTTCTTTTTGTCTGTATTTAAATCCTCAAAACAATCTTTGCATAAGTGAAGTTTATGTGAATCCGTACCAACTTCTGACCAAGTAAGGTCATTGCATGAATCACAAGCTATTCTTTGATATGATGACATATAATCACTCTCCCTTAAACCATTTGATTATTTTACCCATGAATGTATTATTCTGTTCTTCCATTGCTTTCATTTCTTCTATCTTTAATTCATCAAACATATCTTGATGTTTTTCTGCTTCCTCTTCTTGTGCTTCTCTTGCTTTGACAAGTTTTAATTTTGATTCTAATAGACTTAGAAGCCACTCAAATTCTTTCTTTCTACGTTCTTCATACTTTGAGTCATCTATTTCTGCAACGATGTTGGTGTAATAGAATGCTGTATCTTTAGATATATCAATAACTTTATCCATTACTATTCCTGTTTTATCACCAATCGTAACTCTTTGCTCTTTGTCAAGTAATATCGAAAATTTATTATCCAAGAAAACCTTTTTGTCAATTGTTTTAAATGTCGGGCTAACATACCGACAATTATCATGATTCTCCATGTGCGCCTTAACGATATCTATTGTTGCTTGTACATACTCACTATCGAGTTTTTCCCAACCATAAAATATATTCCAAAGCCTGTTCCAATTTCTATAATTTGTCTCAGCATACTTTTCTTGTTTTAACCCATAATAGACACTATTTATCATTATCTATCACCTCGAAAAATTCATTGAATAACGGTAGACTGTAAACTTGTCTCATACCAATAGGTTTCTCTACAATGATAATCCCATTGTATAAGTTTGCCATTCCATTGTCAGTAAAGACATGATATCTACCATCTTCTGCTCCTTTGTCAAGCCATATTTCGGAAACCATTGCTTTGTCGTGGACAAAATCTAAATCCATTCCTTCATGCCATTGAATGGCTTTCATTTCTACGGGCTTTCTAATACATTTAACAAAGCTTAATTCCGTTCTTACTTGCATCAAGACTTTACCCAACAAATTCATCCCACGCCACTTTTGAGGGATTGTAGCATCTCTATGGTTTTCATGAAGACCAATACCCCAAATTTGGTCAGAAGGACTTGCTTCTACTAAAATCTTGTCACCTGTTGATAGAATCTGTTTCTTTAATTCTGGCAATGAAAACTTATCCAAAAGTACCTCTCTATAGATTCTTTCACGATTCATTTTCCAAACACTCTCAACAAATGGAATCTCTCTACTACGACCCCAGAATTTACAACGTGCAGGTGTATCTGATTCTAAGATATTTTGTGCAATCTTAGTTGCTCCAAACAGCATTGCTTTACGATACATTACAGCCTGTTCAGACCATTTAAACTTAATTCCTTGATGTGTGAATGGAGAGTAATAGAAGTTTGAATAAACATCATCACCCATCCAGAAGAAAATAAATTCATTAGTTTCTCTCATATAATCACTCTCCCAATAATGATAGTAATCTTGTAATATCTTTTGGTTGATGTCCGTCATATTCTGGTGCAAATTCTAATTCTTTCACTTTGAATAAATCAAAATCTTGTTCTCTGTAATGGTATGAATATTGACCTTCTGGAGTAGTAACCCCTACAATAAATGACCCGTCAAACATTGTGCCATCTGAATGCAACATTGATTTCCATGCTTTGTCTTTGTATGTATGACAGATTACTAGGAATAACATCATTCGATGTTCATATAACTCATCAAAAGTGTGATATCCATCGCTAAATTCTCCAACTCTCATAACTAAATCAGCAGAAATACTTTTGTGTGCTTTATCTAATGAAACACTTTCTCGTCCATTAAACCCAACCATCGTTTCAGTTATCTTATGTATTTCTGGTACTTCACTTTTGAAGATTACTTTGTTTCCTAGTTTAAATTGACTCATATTATCCTCTCCCTACTAATTTATCAATTCGTTTGTTAAGCTTCTTTCTAATACGCTTCTTTTTAACTTTGTCACGCCATTTAATTAGTCGTCTTACTTCTTTATTTATCTTTTTATCGCCACCCATGAATCCCATAACCTCATTTGTTTTAGTTGACGTAAAAGTAATGAATGCAACATCTTTTAAACTTACCATTCAATCATCTCCTATGCCATAAGTTCTAATATTTGATACAGCCAAAAGAATACTAGGAATCCTGCAACATTAACAATAGAAGGGAGGAATCTATCTTTCTTAAACCAGTACACTGCATGATATGCAGAGTAAAACATTGCACCCATTGCTATTGTTTGAAATATATTTTCAAGAATCATTAACATTGTCATCACCTCTTTGGTAACATTATATCATTAATTTTAACGCTTGTCAACACCTTTTTCATATGCTTGTTTTAATAAAGCCATGACCCAACGTTTTCTTCTTTCTTCCAACCCTAAAACTTCTGTTGCAGTACGGTATCTGAAACCATACACTTTCATCAATATATCTAATTCCTTGTTGTCCATGTTATATCCCTCCACACTTTATGATAACCATAGTCCATACTTCCATGATTCATTTCTTCAACACATTTTTGTATGTATGATGCTTTTTCTAACCATCGCCACTCTTTATTTATCTTCTTTGGAAATAAAAGGAATTTAGTTATTTTTCTAGTTTGACCTATATGAATATAATCCCACTTAGACCTCCAACGCATATCATCACTCCTATTCTAATTCCCACCAGAAATCAAACACACGTTTACATTTGTTTCCTTTAACATTAAAATCTCCTTTGTGGTTTCTGATTTTCTTATTAGATACTTTCTTTAAGAAAGCAGACCTCTTACCACGATAATATCTCTTATTATATCTGTCATTGTTATAGATAGGGTAAAACCAATTGTCATCGTGTCGCATACGTTCCATTTTCTGAATCTGTTTACGCTTTCTAGCGTGCTTATTTGGTCGCTGTTTGCGTTTTCTCTTAGTATAAGATGGATAGTCGAAATACTCAATAATGCTTTCTAGTGACCAGATATCCATCTCATAATAAGCATCCTCACTACCTAATGACATTTCATTCTTGATTAATCCTGTTCCGAAATCAAAATCTTGACCATCCAGTTCTCTATACGCATTTATTTCGTTTAGAAGATTAATGAAATCTTCCTTCGTCTTAGCTTCGTTCCATGCCATATACATCACTCCTAAACTAATAAATTTACTTACTCGTCATCACCGTAAAAGTATTTCGTAATTGCACGATATGTATCTGTATCATAACAATGTACATCATCCATTAAATCATGTGCTTCTGAAAGCAAACTCTCTGCTTCTGACAATCTATCTATCTTAACTTCAAGGTGTTCCAGTGCATCAACCAAAAGACTTTCTGCTTCACCATGAATATGATAAATACCATTGTCATCTTTCATTCCTTCAATGTATTTTCTAATATCTTCAATTGTCTTCATGATACATCTCCTTTGATTGCTTTCTTGTTTCTTATCATTTCTTCATAAATTTTATCTCTATAGTCACTTCCTGTACATCGAAACCAAAGCCATGAGACATACTCTATTAAGTCAACTTCCTCATCACTGTAAAGGCTTATAAGTTCGTCATAACGACTCTTCATATTATAATCCTTCTCCAATAGCCCATAATAAGAATGAGCCACCGCCACCTAAGATTATAGTAGATACAACACCAACCCAAAAGCTGTTCCAATCAATAGCTTGAATAAATTCTATCATCGAATCACTCCTTTTGTTTTCTTAATAATAGTATACCATTATTTTTAATGTTTGTCAACGAGTTTATAAAATTATCCTTTTATTCATCTTCTTCAATAAATTCAAATGTATTATCGTCAAGGTCTATAATCACATTGCCAGATTCAGAAGCTACTTCTACAATCCTATCTGCTTTCCAAACCTCTATAACCTCATAATATTCATCTTTAATCCAACGAAATGTATCATCTTCAAATATATCTTGTAATGCTTTTACATGTGTATAGACTGCATATTCATCACGCAATTCCATTGTATCACCCTTTATAAAATGTAGTTTTTATTAATCTCTATATCCTGTACCATCACAATAATGACATCTTACTTTGATAGTTGTTACAACAGTTCCAATAACTCTGACTTGGGAAACTTTACCATCTCCATTACAATTCCAACATTTCTTTTTGTCATCTTTAGACATTATTCATCATCCCCTTCAATCATCTCTTTACCACATTTTGGACATGTAGGTTGATATGTTATTGGCTCTGTAATTAATTGACAATGGTTGCATATGTAAGTCTTAGCAACCATCTATTCAATCCAACTATCTAAAATCCATACGATATTGTTATGGACATCCACAGTTATTTGTCCTGCATAAAATTCACTAAGTGGTTTGAAGATTTCAAATAATTCTTCAAGAGTTTCTACTTCTACATCTTTTAATTCATCCGAGATAAAATGGTAATCTTTCCCATACCCATCTTTCCTGATTTCGTCATGGGTAATATTGTAATGTTTAAAGTAATCAACTTTACCACCTATGAATGGTTCATAATCCTTTACTAATCCACCTAAAGACCTAATACTTAATTTCATACAATCTCACTCCTTTGTAATATTAAAAGTTCTGGTACAGATAAATCCTTAACCATAACTCTAGTTAATGGTATTTCTTTCTTATGTACAATTCTTGACCATCGACTATTATCATATTCTGTCTTCTCAGCTAAAGCAGTCTCTAAATATGATTCATCCTTTACCAACAAAACAACACGATTACCACTACTACCACCAATATCATAAATCACTTCAAATGCTTTCATTATTTGACCTCCTTAAACCAATCAGCAATATACTCTTCGTCAAAGACTGCAAACCAAATTTCTCCATCTTCATTCCATTGAATGAAGTATGAAAATTCACCCGTATAATCTACTTGTGGAGACACTGTAATAATTTTCATACTTGCATCTGGTCTACTGTTGTCAACTAAGACTTGCCCTGCATGGTATTTAGGTTGTTTAAGATGC